TCGGCAAAGGCAGCACCTACTGTGCCCGTAAAGTCGGTACAAGATCACATGCGCGAGAAGGCGCTGGAGATGCTTGGTGAGTTTGAGGGTGAGCTTGATGCCTTCATCGAAGGCAAGCCTAAGTTTACGGAGGATAAAGGCTTCTACAACCACCTTCGCGGTCGTGAGATGCCGCAAGCGTATGTGCCCTTCATCGTTGATTGGGCTGATGCTAAGATCCGTGAATTCGGAACGGCGTTGATTACTAAGGACGAACAGATCAAGGAAGCGTACAGCAATCTCACTAAGCGCCAGACGAGTGATTTGGTTAAGTGGCTTGCTGCGATCAAGAATCAGGCTACTGATTACGGGCAATTCAAGAAGGTCAATCGTGCGCCGCGTAGGCGCAAGGCGAAGCCCGCTTCGGTTCAAGTCGCTAAGATGAAGTACAAGACCTCCGATGATGGGTTCAAGATTAAGTCGGTTGCTCCTGCCGAAGTTATCGGCGCTGACCAACTGTGGGCATTCAATACCAAGACCCGCGTTCTGGCTGTGTATCGTGCAACTGGTGCGCAAGGTCTCGGAGTGAAGGGCACCACGATCATTAACTATGACACCGAAACGTCGAAGCAAAAGCGGCTTCGCAAACCTGAGGCGATTCTGCCGAAGGTTGTTGACGGTGGCAAGGTGTCTCTACGCAAGTTGCTGGATGAGGTCAAGGCGGTGGAGTGCACGCCTAACGGCCGCATTAGCGTTGATACGGTTCTGCTGAGGGTTGCATAATGGGTAAGTTCTATCAGTACGATACTCGCGGTGCCTCAGCGAGTGATCAGATCATGACCCTTGAGCGGCTGTTGGAGGAAGCTAACAGCCGCATTGAGGAACTGGAGTGGGAGAACAAGGGCATTGAGGAATGGCGCGGTCTCGCCTTGGATTTTATGGAGGCGGCCAGAATTCAGCGTGAACGCGCCGAGCGTGCCGAGGCCGAGCGCGACGAGCTGCGGGAGGCACGCTACTACGCCAGCACGGACAAGTATGGGCCGGACGAATCGCTGCTGCGCCGCATTGACGCCGAGTTGAGGGAGGGAAAATGAGCGTCCTCATGGAGTATGTCGGCTACACATTGTTTCTAGTCCCGTATGTAGTCGCTGCCATAGATGAGGCGCTATGGGGAGGGGGAGGAGAAATGAGTGGGTTGTGCTTGTTACTAAAGGTCAGGAGAGGGTGATGGAGTTTTTACCATAATGCCTATTCTAGTTGATTTCAATCAAATTGCAATTTCTAGCCTAATGGCTCAAATGGGGCCGAAAGAGGTTGCAAATTTCACACAAGACGACATGCCGTTGTTAAGGCATATCATCCTTAATGCCCTTCGCGCCAGCCGCGTGAAGTTCCACAACGAGTTTGGGGAGCTAATCATTTGCACCGACAATAAGTCGTGGCGCAAGGAAGTATTCCCGTTCTACAAGGCGAAGCGGCATTCTGATCGACAAGAGTCAGCTACTAATTGGTCGTTGATCTTTGACTTCCTGTATGACCTCAAACGCGAGTTGGAAGAAGCATTCCCATACCGCGTGTTGAGTATTTCTGGTGCAGAGGCCGATGACATTATTGCTGTGCTGTGTGAATACTATGCCACCAACGAGTTGACTGGAGCAACGGCTTTGTCTGATGGTGAACCACAGCCCATTCTGATCCTGTCAGGCGACAAGGACTTTGCGCAGTTACAGCGTTATCCGAACGTGAAGCAATACAGCCCCATTTTCAAGAAGTGGATTAAGGTGAAAGATCCTGAGCTAGCTTTGCGTGAACACATTGTTCGTGGCGACGTTGGCGACGGCGTCCCAAATTTCAGATCGCCTGATAATTGTCTCGCCGAGGGCGTAAGGCAGAAGGCTATCATGGAAAAGAAACTGACAGACTATCTGCACAAAGAGCCGAAAGATTTCTGCGCTAATGCTGATGAGGCTAGGTGGTTTGTTCGCAATACGAAGCTAATCGATTTTAGGTTCATACCGCCGAACGTCAAAGAAACAATCCTTGAACGATATCACGGTCAGACCGTTAACAGTCGCCGCGGTCTGCTTGACTACTTCATTAAGCACCGTATGCGCAACATGCTTGAGTGTGTGGGAGATTTCTAATGTCAAAACTATCGATCAGACAAGTTTTTGAGGCTGTGGCTCAGGCCCCAACGATTGACGCAAAGGTTCTGGTGCTGCGGCAAAATTCTGAACCTGGTATTCATAATTGCTTGCGGGCTGCGTTTGACCCAGCGTATGAATGGGACTTGCCCGAAGGGCTTCCGCCTATTCAGCTAGATCGATCCATCCCTGACGGGTATGCGCACAACAACCTCAAGGCGCAGTCGCGATTGTTCTACATCTTCGACAAGCGATACAACAAGGTCAACAGAGTGCGCAAGGAGATTCTGTTCATCAATTTGCTTGAGGGTCTGCACCATTCAGACGTTGATCTAATCATTTCGATCAAGGACGGACAGTTGCCGACAAAGTATGCGGGCTTGGACGAGGATCTCGTTCGCATTGCATACCCCGGGCTCCTGTCCGAGCCTAAAAGGGCTGAGGAAATACTTGACCCTCGCTAAGGGGCTTTATGTGCGGTTCAGACTGCGAGGCCGCGAATCTGACGCAAAGACGGGCTAGCGTTGTTGGGAGGGGCGGTTTCCAAGTCAGGAATAGCCCCTTCCTGAGCCTGACGGGCGGGGCCAGCTACCTTGACCCCACCCCACCCCTCTGAAGCGCTCATAGCGCGATTGTAAGTGCTTGATTCTAAAGGACTTTGTAAGTGCTTGATTCCTAACGGTTTTCTAAGTCATTGATTCCAAAGGAGAATGAGGTAACTCATTGATTCCATTAGGAAAGAAAGTTCTTGACACGGTTCGCCGATTCGCGTAGGATAGCGGTGTTGATTGACTGATTCTATAGAGGAACGCTAATGTCCAAGTCTGCTGCTGCTGTGCTGTGGGAACAGGAAATGCTGACGGGTCTCGGTGCGGGGCGCAAGTCGGTGCAATGGATGCAATGTGTTTCGCGCAAGGCGGCTCTCGCGTCGGCGAAGGAACTGCGCGAGGCGAAGGTTCTGGAAACGGCTCTGACGGGCGAGCTGTACCGTGCGCGTAAGGTTACGGTGGTGTCGATCAAGGCGGGCTACCCCGTTGACTATCTGCGCAACAAGTTTGTCAAGACTCTCGCGAAGGGGTGAGCATGTTTAAGTCTGATGCCGTTAGGAAGCTGCAAGAAGCGCAAGTCGCTGCTCGCACGCGGGCGTATACCGCGCTTGCTAGCGATGACGACGAGGCGCGTAACCAAGCCAACATCGACTACGATGAAACCGTCGAGGCTCTGTTGGGTCTCCTCGGTCCGGACGCGCATTGCGCGGATGTGGACTGCGACCTGTACGGGTTCTACTCGGATGCGTACAAAGATCGCAACGGCTTTCGCCCGAGCGGTCATGTGACGCGAGCAGATGTGCAATCGTGGATGGAGTTTCACCGCGACCTGCCGTTCGACGACGACGACGATCCGTGTGTGGGTGCGGAAGACTTCTCCCTGCAGGGCATGGTGTACGATGAACCGCTTCCGTATGAGCGGTATGACGACGCTTTCTACTTCAAGGGCAAGCGATGAAAATTGTTCCGATCAACAAGCCGGGAGCGCACCGCACTGGTGAGATTTCTGGTTACGCGAAGGTCGATATCGACAAGATCCTCGGCTTCAAGCCGAACGTTCTGGACGATCCCGACAAGGTGAAGTATTCGTGGGGGTTCACGGTCGATGGTGTCGAGTGCGGCATCTGGGACTACAAGGGATCGTACAAGGCTCGGGTGTATTCGACGTACGGCCCCGACGAAGTGTTCGCGAAGCTTTTTCCGCCGAAGAGGTAGTATGTCGCATACGATTCGCAAGTACCCCGCCAAGATTCGTGCGTGGCGAGTGAGGGATAAGGACCCCGTCGCCGAAGGTCGCGACGGCGCGCTGCTGCTAGAAAAGAGCCTCAAGCGTGCTGATCGCTACGTTGGTTGGACTGACGAAGGCATCTGGTCGCCTGAAGCGAAGAAGCGCAACAAGCGGAAGGTCGAACGCGAGAATCGTCACAAGATGAATGCGGCGATTCGGCATGAGGTCGATGATGACGAGTGAACGTAAATGGGTGTGCCCGCAATGCGATGGCGATGACTGGGATGCTGATCGCCCGGGCGGTTGGCACTATCGTGGGACCGTTGGGTATCATCCTCGGGTACCTGTAACGGAGAAAATAAGGCTTGACAAGCGGATAAGGATGCGCTATACTAGCAATTCGTTGTAAAACAAACGGAGAAAGCAATGAAGAAGGTCGTTCGTATGAAGTACGGCACGAAGGTTACTGTTGCTACGTCCAACAAGGTTGCGACCCGAGAATTTTGGGGGGACAGCCATTTCGCAGATGCGCAGAAATTCCTCAAGGAATTTGCGGTTGCGGATGTGACGATGCATGTGTTCGAACCGCTTTCTCACCCCGAGTAATCACTAAAGGAGTAATGTGTATGTCTCGTCCGAAAACTTCGGTCAATCGTCTGGACAATCTTCGCAAGACGTTCAAGACCAATTCTGGCAAGGTGCTTTCTGAGAAGCAGGTGTTCGATGCGGTTGGTGCGTCTTACTGGCGCGCTTGCATCAAAGACCTCAAGGCAGAGGGCATGAACATTGAATCCATCCGCGATGGGCGCAATGTGATCGGGTACAAGTACGTCGATATCAAGGGCTCTTCTGCCAAGAAGGTGGAAGTGACGGAAACTGCTGAAACGACCGCTAAGGTCGCGGCGTCGAAGCCGAAGTCTGCCAAGAAGCCGGCTAAGGCTGGTAAGGCGAACAAGCCGGCTAAGGCCGGAAAGACGGCGAAGCAAACGAAGAAGGTTTATGGTTTCAGCAAGGTGACCGAGGCGAACATCGGTGGAATTGAAGAAACAATGTCGGGTGAGGAAGACCCTGAGGTTCTGGCGATTCTCAAGCAAGCCGGGCTGTAAAATCCTGCGAGGGCGCATAAATACAGACAAGATTATTCCGGTGTAGTTCAGCGGTAGAACGACGGACTGTTAATCCGTGTGTCGCTGGTTCGATCCCAGCCTCCGGAGCCATGAGCAAGTCAGCGGGTGCTAGGCCCGAATTAAAGGTGAGTTCCTAGCAGACTCACCAATTTGCAGTCAGTGGAGCCACAAGCGATGTGGTGATTGGCGCAACGTCAATCGTAATGCGTGCTGGCACTAATTTTGCCACGTTGGCTGAGTGGACTGAGGCACACGCCTACGAAGCGTGACAACAGGGGTTCAAATCCTCTACGTGGTACCAGTCAATAGCGGGGGAGTGAAACGGACGAGCTGGGTTCGCCTAGTTTAGATCATTACGGTCTCATAAGCCGTAGATAGTAGGTTCGACTCCTACACCCGCTTCCATATGGAATGAAGATGAAACGTTTAGTGCTTGCGATTGTTGCTGCTACTATTTGCGCGTCGGCATATGCTGGCGGTAGAGGCCATAGTAATGGTGGCCATCATGGCGGCGGTTATCGTGGTGGGCATCATAATGGTTGGGCAATTGCAGGGGCAGCGACGCTGGGCTTTTGGGGTGGTGTTGCAGTGGCCAGGCCGTGGGGTGTCCCCCCGCCAGTTATGTGGGGTGGTCCTGTTTTTGTTCCCGCTCCTGTTTTCATTCAACACCCGCCGCAGCAAGTAATCGTTTGCGTGCAGTCTGGTGACTCACAGTTTTTCCAACAAGGAAATTGCTTCACGCAACCGCAACAGTTTTTTCTGAGATAACGTCATATGGCAGAGCGGCGTATGCACCATGCTCATAACATGGACAAGGATGGTTCGACTCCATCTATGACGACCAGTATTTGGGGTAAGGCGGGATAGGGCCCGCATAGCAAGCTTCGGCAACTTGACACCCTAGCCGTAGAGTTTGGGCCTTCTGTAAACTGAAGGTCCACCTATTTCGGAGCTACATCATGAAGGTTTTTGGGATTACTGATCTGCACCTTGATATTAACAAGCTCACTCGCGATGGCGGTGGCAAGCTTGTTCCGCGCTTCAACGAGGCGCTAGTCAACGGGCAACACAAGGAAGACCTTCTTCTGATCGCAGGCGATACGGCCGAAATTCATGCCTTCGCCCCGCGCCGTATGGCTGACGGAACCGACGAAGGCTATTTGGTGCCGACTCAGGTCATGGAAGACTTCAGGGCGATCTGCAAGGGGTTCAAGCGTGTTGTCATGATCATGGGGAATCATGAATTCTATAATGATAACCTGCATCTTGGCTATCAAAAGCTTGTTGACCTTCTGAGGGAGGTTCCTAACCTTACGCTTGCTGATAATGATGTGGTTGACGTTGACGGCAAGGTCAAGGTGATCGCGACTGTGTTGTGGACTGACATGAGGAAGCGCGATCCGCTTATCATGCACCAGATCAAGTATGGGTTGAACGACTACAATTACATCAGGAAGTTTGACACCTACTTTGACGAGGTGAGGATTGAACCGGCAGACACGATTGATCTGTACGAAAAGAATCGTGCGTTTTTGACTAAGGCGCTCAACGATATTGATCGTGATGGTACGGTTCCAGTCATCGTCATGACGCATCATGCGCCTATCTGGGCTCATGTGAACGCGCCACCGCATGCGGATGCGGTTGATAGGGCATTGAACTACGCCTATGCCGCGACCGATCTGGAGGATCTGATGCTTGACAATGCAGACAAGGTTGCGCTATACTTTCATGGTCATACTCACGACCAACGTAAGACTGCTGTTGGTACCACGATGGTTGTGACGCACGCGCGTGGGTACCATGAAAAGTTTTTTAAGCCACTCTTGTTGCTTGATACGGAGGTTTAATGGGCAATATAATCTTCCCGCGTGGCAATATTTACTTGTCAGGCGGGATGCAGTTTGCAGAGGACTTGGGTGCTGGCTGGCGGGCGACTTGCTCGCAAAGACTTAGATTGCTGAGATATAATCCGATTGACATTACGGAACTCGACCGCCGTTACGCGGAGAAACATGGTAACCTGTACTTCACGGAGAAATCTGGAAATCATTTGCAATACAAGTCAAACGTCCGCCAGCACTTTATTCATGCGGACATTGAGCTAGTGGAGAAGCATTCCCATGCTGTGATTCTGTACTACGATGAAAGTGTGCGCCGAGGTGCTGGTACGATTAGCGAAGCACAGGTGGCATACAATAACGACATTCCGTTGTTCGTGGTGTCGAAGTGGGAGGATTGGGTAAATGAAGTTCCTGGTTGGTTGCAGGGGCTTTCAACAAAGATTTTCAATGGGTTCGATCCGCTATTCGATTATCTCGCGACTCTACCAAAAGGTATTTTGAGGCGCGATATGTATGGTAATCGTGGAGTGAACAATGACTATTTGTGTAGTCTGTGCGGTGAGGTCTTTCATAAGGAGCGGCACCACTTTGTATCTCGGGTGAAGCCGACGTATTGCAAGTCTTGTGTGGACATAATTACCGAGACGCATGAGGGGCATCCCGACAGATATGAATTCATGATGAACATTCTTGGAGATTGACTATGCCGTATATCGTCACAAAAGAACGACCGCCGATTTGGCGCGCCGCCATGGCATTGAGCCGAGAGACTGGGACTAATGTTGGTCATTTGAATTACGCAATCACCAACTTGCTGTTGGCTACTGAACCTAGAACGTATGCTCAATACAATGAGCTGGTGGGGTTGCTTGAATGTGTAAAGCTTGAATTCTATCGCCGCGCGGTAGCTGCGTATGAGGATCAGAAGATTCTTGACAATGGTGACGTATATCCATCTAAATAACCAATGCCCCCGTAATTCAGTGGACTAGAATCCAACGCTTCGAACGTTGGGGTCGGGAGTTCGAATCTCTCCGGGGGTGCCAAATTGTAGCGTGCCTACTTCGCTTGCCGAGGCGCAAGAAACGAAAGTTATCCCGCCCAAACAAATATCGGATAAAGTAGGACCAACACTGCCACCGTAGTCTAATGGAGAGGCAACAGTTTCCTAAACTGTCAATATGCTGGTTCGATTCCAGTCGGTGGCTCCAAACAATGCGCCCGTGGCCGAGTGGACTATGGCACTGAGCTTCTACCTCAGACAGACGAGGGTTCGAATCCTTCCGGGCGCGCCAGGACTATGAAATTGGGGGTATGGTGTAGCGGCTTCTGCACAGCGGACTTTTAATCCCCTGGTCTGGGTTCGACCCCCAGTGCCCCTACCAATTAAGGAGAAATTATGGCGCGTGTGATTTTTGAAGGCTTCGCCAACGCAGACGAAGCCAGAGCATTCGGAATGCGTGTGCTGACCCAGATCAAAGGATATGTGTACTCACCTGGTCAAATCACTTATGATGGTGATTTGATGTGTGAGGTGATAGCAAAGCCTATCGATTCAGGCACAATGACTTTGGTTGAAGATCGTTGATTAATGATTGGCGGGCGAGTTACGGCGGACGAAAGTCTGAGGAAGTTCGGGACTGGCGCAAGGGACGAGTAGGAGGGCGGACCTAGGCGATGCGTATACCTAGATTCGTCCATTAAACTACCGTGATATAGCCAGCAACGCAAACAAGACCTGGTAATCTCTTGGCTATAGGTCTGGGTTGCGGCACAGATAAATCGTAACATAGAACAGAATCCCGGCTACGGCCACCAATCACCTTTTGGAGACATTATGGAAAGCACCAGTGACACCGTAGGTACAGCCGAATCAATTGTTGCTGAGAATGATGCGGTTATTGCAAATGCCGCAGAGAAGATCAAGCGCCCAGTATTCAAGAATGTAGCGGAGCGAATCTACTTTGAGCTAGGAGCATTCAACATTCCGGCCCGAATGTGGCACAAGCCACGGCAGTATGACAATCGAATACCACATCAAGGTAAGCGAGAAATGGCACGACGGGTAAAGCGAGGAATCGCACAGACTGTTTTTGTGCCAAAGCCTAGCCATCCGAATGTTTTGGTTCGGCCAGCCGATTTGCCTAGTCGTCAAGTGTTGAGGCGACAGGCTAAAAAGCAGGGCATTCGGTAAGTTTAACCGATTGACAAAGTTTGTTTTTCCTGTATAATGATGGTCTAGATTGAGAATACAAGGGGATAGTTTCAGCAAACATTATAAAGCCAAAACGCTGCCGCCGAGACGGTCAACCTCTCATTTTGAGCAGCGGAACGCGAGTGTAAAGGTCTCGCCCAACAAAACTGATGCCCCTATCCCGTTTTTGTTCTGTAGCATTTTAGGCTAGATTCAGCAATCCACAATCTCAATGCAAAAGAGGTCGGCGGACGTTAAACGTGCTAGCTTGTAGTTTCAAATTGGTATCGTTTCAGCAAACAAAAACTTTCTATTGTAAGAAAAACTGCCGAAAGGCGCGATACCGTTAACCTGAAGGAGATGATCATGACTGTGAACGCTTTTGTGGACAACATCGGCGCTGAACGTACTCCGACCACCAACGGAATGGAGGCCTTTAAGGGGACCCTTAAGGCCACTGTCGATCTGTTCTACAAGATCGGTGCTTCGCGTGGTCAAGATGTTACCCCTCTTTTCGCTAAGGCTTACGCGGAAAACCGTGAAGTGGCCTTGCGTATCGCGCAATGGGCACGTGACGTTCGTGGTGGTGCAGGCGAACGCAAAATTTACCGCGACATCCTGCAATGGCTGGAAACTCGCGACCCCGAAGCTGCGAAGGCTTTGGTCTACAAGACACCTGAAATTGGGCGCTGGGATGATCTGCTGGTGTTTCGTTACGATGAATCTCTGCGCAATGAGGCATTCGCACTTATCCACACCGCGTTGACCTTTGGTGACCAACTGGCTGCTAAGTGGATGCCACGTAAGGGGCCTGAAGCAATCGCCTTGCGCCAATTCATGGGCATGTCGCCTAAGCAATATCGTAAGACCCTTGTTGGCTTGACCAACGTTGTAGAAACGTTGATGTGCGCCAAGAAGTGGGATGCAATCGAATTCGGCAAGCTCCCTTCACTAGCCTCGACTCGTTACAAGGGCGCTTTCTATCGCAACGCGAAGGTAGCCTACGAAGCCTATGCCGCTCGCCTTGCAAAGGGTGAGGATAAGGTCAGCGCCGGCGCTGTGTATCCGTATCAAGTCCTGCAAGGCTTGGTGTCGTCTTGTGGTGTTCGCACTTTGACCGCTGCGGAGCGACAAGTAGTTTTGTCGCAATGGAAAGCTTTGCCTGACTACCTTGACGGCACCAATGTGCTGTCGATGGTTGACGTTTCGGGGTCGATGACTTCCCGCATCGGTGGTGGAAAGACGGGTGTCACCTGCCTCAACGTAGCGGTGTCGTTGGGTCTGTATGTTGCTGACAAGTCGAAGGGCGCATTTAAGGATGTGTTCTTGACGTTCTCAGGTTCCCCTGAATTGCTCCACCTAAAGGGGAACATCCTAGACAAGGCTGACCAAATGGTCAGTTCGAATTGGGCCATGAATACTGACCTGATAAAGGCAATGCGAAAGATCCTTGATCATGC